AACTGTCGTGGGTGTACAAGAGTTCGCCTCGAGGCTCCAGCAAGGGCTTGTCCCAAACTTCGCAAGGTGGGCAGACTTCCAAGCAGGTTCGGAAACCTCGCCAAACCAAAAAGAAAAAGTAAATAATGACCTTGATACGGTTACAGATTATGTTTTTGAAATAATCCAACAATCAAATTTTTCACAAGAAATACATGAATCTTTTATGGACTTGGCAGTTGGTACTGCTGTGTTAGGTGTTGAAGAAGGTGATGCAGTTAATCCAATTAATTTTTCAGCAATACCATTAACGGATGTTGTTTTAGATACTGGACCAGATGATAGGATAGACCATGTGTTTCGTGAAAGAGAAATGCGTTATTCTGATATACCAATTACATATCCAGATGGTTCTATTAATGAAGAATTGCAACAGCAAATATTAGAAAATGCAGATTCTAAAACTAGAGTATTAGAAATAGTTTGTAAGGATTATGAAAAGAAAAATGAAGAATCATATTATAAAGCTATTGTACATGAACCATCTCAATGTTTTATTGACTATAAAGATTTTTCTGGTCTTGGTTCTAATCCTTTTGTTTGCTTTCGTTGGTCTAAATGTGCAGGTGAGGTTTATGGAAGAGGTCCATTAATGAATGCTCTCTCTGCTATTAAGACTTGTAATCTTACAATTCAATTAATTTTAGAAAATGCACAGATGGCTATTTCTGGTATTTATCAAATGGATGATGATGGTGTTGTCAATCCAGATACAATATCACTTATGCCCGGCACTATCATACCAAAGTCACCAACAAGTGCTGGCTTACAACCTATTAATGCAGCAGGTAGATTTGATGTTGCACAGTTAATACTATCAGATATGAGAATGAATATTAAACGAGCTTTGTATAATGATATGCTAGGCAATCCAGATAGAACGCCAGCTTCAGCAACAGAAGTTGCAGAGCGTATGGCAGATTTATCAAGACGTATTGGTTCTGCTTTTGGTAGATTGCAAGCAGAAATGGTACAACCTGTATTGCAAAGAATAATATATATATTAAAAAAACAAGGTCGTATTGAAATACCAACTGTTAATGGTAGGGAAGTTAAAATACGTTCTGTTTCTCCACTTGCACAAGCACAAAACCAAGCTGATATTACAGCAGTAGCAAGATGGCTAGAATTAATTCAAGGTGCTTTTGGTCCACAACTTATTAATATATTAATAGATACAGAACAAGTTGCTGCACAATTAGCTAGAAAGTTTGGTGTTCCAGATACTATGGTAAGAGATGAAGATGATAGAAAAAGACTTGTTGAAGCAATGAATGCTCAAATGCAACAACAAGCACAAATGCAAGGTCAGCAACCACCTATGCCTGTTGCTCCAGAAAGCTTGCAAAGATGACAAATCAATATATTTCTCTTGATGGTTTTCAAAGAAACAAAGAAAATGATGAAAAAATATCATTAGATATTCATGCTCTTTTTTCTACACCATCTGGTCAACAAGTTTTAAAATATCTTAAAAGTATTACAATAGAAACTGTAAATGGTCCTAATGTTACAGATATGGAACTTAGGCATCTTGAGGGTCAAAGATATTTAGTAGGTTTAATTGATAGAAGAATACAACACGCAAATAAAGTGAGGACATAATGAGTGAAGAAAAAACAGTTGAAGATGTAAGTAAAGAAGATGTTTCACGTGAAACAACATTGCTGGATACAGCAATGGACACACCGCCACCTTCTGAGAAAAAAGAAGAAACAACATCTGAAAGACCTCCATGGTTGCATGAAAAGTTTGGCAAACCAGAAGATTTAGCAAAAGCATATGATGAATTATCTTCTAAAATATCTGCAAAAGAAACTGATTACAGAGCAAGATTTGAAAAAGAATTAGAAACAAAACTTAATGAATCTCGACCAGCAAAACCTTCAGATTATAAAATAAATGAAGAAACACAAAAACTTCTTGATATGGGTGCAGTACCAGATAATAAACTAATTAATTGGTGGGCTGAACACGCACATAAAAAAGGAATGAATCACGAACAATTTAATGAAGGTATTAATATGTACCTTGAACAAATTTCAGAAATTATACCAACTGTTGAAGGTGAAAAGAAAAAACTAGGCGAAAATGCAGATGCAAGAATAGAATCTGTATCTTTATTTGCAAATAAATATTTTGATGAAAATACATTGCCAATTGTGCAATCAGTAGCATCAACAGCAGATGGAATAAAAATGTTAGAATACATACAAGAAAAAAGTAAAGATATGCAAATAAGTTCTAATGATAGTGTAACAAGTGTAACAAATGAAGATGAATTAAAACAATTAATGTTATCTGAAGAATATTGGAATCGTTCTAAAAGAAATCCAGAAGTTGTTAAAAAAGTTGAAGATGGTTATAAAAGATTATACAAATAGACACATTTTTTATAAAAATAATAACTTTAAAATGATTTCAGCATCTATTGTAGATGCAGAATATATTGCAAATAATATGCGTAAAGATGATGTACATGAGTGTGAAATATTTAACGCTACACCTTATGAATCAGTTTCACAACCTATTATTCATAATCCAGATGAAACATATTCAATAACAATTAATAATAAACTTGTATGTTTATGTGGAACAGCACCTATACCAGAAACAAATATGGGTTCTATTTGGGGTTTAGGAACAGATGATATTGATAAATATTTTGTTTCTTGGTTTAAAAATACAAATAAAACAATAGATATTATGCAAAAAAACTATGAACAAGTAACAAATGCTATTCCATTATCTAATAAAAAATACATAAGATGGCTAAAAAAAAGTGGTTTTTTCTTTGATAAAAAGACATTTTTTAGAAAAAATGAAGAGATGGTGCAATTTTTTCGTTGCAATTCTTTTTATAATGTTATTTATAATGAAGAATCAGAGCCTGTGATACATTGAGTGACCCTCGGACAATCACATTGATATGTTAATCAGATAACTCAAGATAATAATTGTAACTTAATATAGGAGGTTTGCTCATGGCAAACACAATTGATACAGCCTTTATTAAGCAGTTTGAATCTGAAGTGCATCTTGCCTATCAAAGAATGGGTTCTAAATTAAGAAATACTGTTCGTACTGTAGGTAATGTTGCAGGTAGTGTTGTACGCTTCCAAAAAATAGGTTCTGGTTCTGCTTCAACAAAGTCTAGAAATGGTATGATTACTCCAATGGAACTAGCTCATACTACAGTAGAAGCAACAATGTCTGACTTCTATGCTGCTGAGTACATTGATAAATTAGATGAACTCAAGACAAACATAGATGAAAGACAAGCTGTTGCTACATCATCAGCTGCTGCTCTTGGCAGAAAAACTGATGAGATTTTAATAACTGCAATGGATGCAGGTGCTAACTCAACTCAATTACATGATACAAATTCAGCTGTTGAAAAAGCTGATTTGTTATCTGCATTTGAAACAATGGGTACTGCAAACATTCCTGAGGATGGACAGCGTTATATTGCTATGCACCCAAAAGGTTTTGCTGACTTATTTTTAATTACAGAATTTGCTTCTAGTGATTTTGTTGGTGACCAGAACCTTCCATATGCAGGTGGTATGACAATGAAAAACTTTCTTGGTTTTAACATCTTTTCTACATCTGCTGTGGCAGCAGGTAAGAGTATGGTTTATCATACTTCTGCTATTGGCTTGGGTGTAGGTGCTGATGTTTCAACAGAGCTTAATTATGTAGCTGAGAAAGTATCCCACTTAGCAACTTCAATGATGTCTATGGGTGCTGCTGTTATTGATGATAACGGTATCTATGAACTTCTTGATAATAATACATAGGAGGTTAAAATATGGCTTATGCAGCAAGTGGTCTTTGTAGAATAAATGGAGATTCAAATGGGAATCTTTGGACTTACAATACAGCAGATGCAATTGCAGCTGTAAATACTGCTGGTTATTTTAATGATGCAGTAAATATGTTGAAAGTTCGTGATGTAATTATTGTCAAAGACACTAATACACCAACTACTCATTTTGTTACTGTTCTTTCTAATAATGGAACAGCAGTAGACGTATCAGATGGTACAGCTATTGCTGAAACAGATGGCGATTAATGTGGAGAGAGGGGGGATTAACTCCCCCCTTTTAATATATGGTAACAAGCACAGCATCAAATACAGCAGTTGATATATCTAGTAGGGCATTAATTCTTATTGGTGCTGAACCTATTACATCTTTTGGTGATGGTACTACAGAATCACTTGTTACATCAAATTTATATGAAGATATTGTAAGAACAGCTTTAGTTAATGCTCGTTGGAGATTTTCAACTAATCAAGCAGTTCTAAATTTATTAAGTGACGCACCAACAGGTCGTTATGATAAAGCTTATCAATTACCAGCAGATAATCTTATGGTTCATTCTGTTACTGTAAATGATAATCTTATTGATTATCAACTTTATGGAGATAAAGTTTTTGCTGATACAACAGATGCTGATGAAGTAATAGCAGATTATACATTTCGTGCAGATGAATCTGCATTTCCAGCATATTTTACTTTAGCTGTTACATACGCATTAGCAATACCTTTGGCATTATCTATTGCAAGAGATGCTTCACTTGCTAATGCAATTACACAACAGGCAAGTCAATTGATGGCAAAAGCAAGAAGTATTGATGCACAACAACAAACAACAAGGAAATTAGTTACTTCAAGATTTATTACCAATAGGAGAAGTTAATGCGTAGAGTAAGAATACCTATTCAAAACTTTCAATTTGGTGAAGTTAATCCATCTATACTTTCACGTACAGATACACAAATATATGCTAACTCTGCACAAAGATTACAAAACTTTTTTTTAAGAGCAGAAGGTGGTGTTACCAAAAGGTCTGGTACAAAACATATTTATACATTTGATACAACAATTAATCAAACAGCTTGTACAATAACTGTAACAGATTTTGCAAATATTGTTGCTGGTTCTACAATAACAATTACAAAATCAAATGGAGATAAAGTAACATTTACCTGTTTAGGTACTGGGTCAGATACCCCTGGCACTAATGAGTTCTATGTTGTAACAGATAACAATACATCTGCTGATAATATTCAAGCAGCTATTAATGCTCATGCTGATTTTACTGTAGCTAATCCAGCTGCAAATGTTATTACAGTTACAGAAACAAATAAATCTACAACAGGTTTTACTTTAGCATCAAGTTCTGATGCAACAAGATTAGCAACAACCTCTGAAGCTTTAGGTAAAGTTCAACAAGTAAGAATTATTCCATTTATATTTTCT